AGCGGGATGATGACCGAAGACCGCTATATCTATTTACCTAAATTCATTTCTTTTCGGATATTTGTAGCACTAATACTGGTTATAGATTCATCAAATGTTTCCTCACCGCTAGTATATCCTACACCGCGTCCCCAACCGATATGAACAATATTGGGCACAACTTGTATATCATATTGTCCTTGATAAACAGGATCTAAATCTCGTTTGATGAAATTTTTAACTTGGTCAATAACAAAAGGATTACTATCTTGCCATCCATGTACATCACGTATTTGAATAACTACTTGCCCAGTTTTTGCTAATAAGCGTTCAAACAATGCACGATGTCCTGCATGCCATGGTTGCCAACGACCTAACATCTGTACTGTTTCTTTCTTCCAATCAAATACTGGCCGGCGTTGATTTTTTAATATAGCTTGACCAATAAACTCTGCCCACTTATCAGCATTTTGTTCTGTAATACGGAAATCATATGATTCTGGTGGAATGAATGCTTTATTGGTATCTTCAAATCTACTTGAAGCAATGGTATCAACCCAGATAGTCCAATCTGCTTTAAAATTATTACGCATCTCAACCAATGGTGCAACAAAGTCACAGATAACAAAATCACTAGTGCATTTTAATGCAAACTCAGCCATACGCAATGATTGACGAATGCGTCCTTCTTTACTGAAGTCCCAATCATTATATTTTTTACGAATCTCATCTGCATTGAACCAATCTACAGTACATTTGTATGTAGTTGGCATATGTTCCATATTGATTGCACGATCCATTGGAAAGTTTTTGATATTTGAATTTTCTTCAATATACTTTTTCAATGCTGTAGCTAAGAATGTTTTGCCTGCCCCGGGCAAGCCCATAATAAGAATCTTTTTTGTCATTGTTTCACCTTATTTTGTTCTGCTTCTGATACACGTTTACGTAAACTGCTGCTACTGAAACTGTGGTCACGACTATTGAATACTAATTCAATCTTACGCTTCTCACAAATTGCTCTACCAGTAAAATCCTTCTCCATGTACTCAACCCCTAGTATACGTACATCTACTGGCAATGTCAACAGTATGTCTTCCAAATCTTTTTCAGTATTATAAACAACGATTTCATCTACGAAACGTACAGCACTTAAACTGATTTGGCGTTCCACAATACTTTGAATGGGCGCATTCTTATCTGGTCTATCCCATTGTGCGTTATTTTGTAATCCAGCAATTAGGTAATCGCAATGATTCTTGGCTTCACTAAGCATTGCAATATGACCTGCGTGTAGAATATCAAATTGCGAAAATACAATGCCTATCTTAAGGCCCTGTAGTTTTAATTCTTTGATTCTGTTGAATATCATACTAATTCCTCTACGATACCAAGCATTTCTGCTATGATTAGACAATAGCCTGCTATTAACAAGTTTCCTCCAATTAAGCAAGCACCTGCTACAATACGGATAGCACTCTTTACAAGGCTAACATAAAAATGTCCCTTGCTTGTATCTTTAGGTTGTAATTCTATCATTGTTTTCTTGCTAATTGATAAAATTCTGCTCTTGCTGCTGGATCACTTTTGAATCCACCACCTAGTTTACTTGTGACAGTGCTACTACCAGTATCTTCTACCCCTCTAGCCGCAACACAGTAATGTTTTGCGTCAATCATGACCGCAACATCTTCTGTGTCAAGAATGAATTGTAGTGTGTGAAAGATTTGTTCAGTCAATCGTTCTTGGATTTGTGGACGCTTGCTAAAGTATTCTACAATACGATTGATTTTACTCAATCCGAGCACCTTTTGATTGGGAACATATGCGACAGTAGCAAGACCGTCAATGACTACAAAGTGATGTTCACAGTTACTTTGTACATTGATATTGCGTTCGCATACCATTTCGTTGTACTTCATTTTGTTATCAACTGCGGTGCATTTAGGGAATGCATCATAGTCAAGTCCCCAAAAGATTTCGTTGACATACATCTTGGCTACACGCTTTGGTGTTTCAATCAAACTATCATCACTTAGGTCAAGTCCCATTGTTTCCATGATAGATTTGAAATGACCTTCAATGATATGAATTTTGTCTGTACGAATTAGTTTATTTGGAATAGTAGGAGTTTCAACTCCCATTTTAACCAAATGTTCGTGTACTTTTTGACCCAACTCTGGATCTGTTTTTGTTTTATTATAACTCATAGATAACCTTCCTTTGTGATGGTTTGTGTTTTGAAATGTAAGCAACCGTTGTGCTGCTTACATATTTATTTATCACAGATTAAGCCTTAGCTTCTTTTCTTGCTGCTTTTTCAGCGGTAATTTCGTTACGGCGAGCCTTAACTGCTTTAGATAGTTCACCTAATGCTTTACGGGCACGAGTTCCTGCTGCTGCATTACCTTTTTCAAACTTTTCATGTTCAGCTTCATATGCTGCTAATTGTGTTTTAATATCTTGATGTGCATTCATTTTATTTTCCTTTTAAAAATTTATTTAATCTTCTTCTACAAAATCAATTACGTTGCCATCAGCATCTGCACATATAATACGCACACGTTCTCCGGCTTCGTTCTTAATTTCAATTGGGCCCCATACCCACCATTCAGTATCTTCATTGTACCAAGAATCATCTTCACGTTCTTCTAGTTCATACGTGCTATTCTCATCAATGAAATCACGAATTTCTTCTTCAGCTTCTTCATCAAGCCCTTCAATTTCAACATCATACCAGCATCCGCCGTCAAACATTTCAACAAGTTCAACATTGTCAATGTTGTTAACTTCGCAGTTACACATATCAATGCTGTCCTTCTTTCCATCACCATTGGGTACAAAAGTGAATTGAAATTGTGGTTGATTGTCATCTGATGTTTCTACTGACCATTCACCACGACGGAATCCGTTAGTAACGGTGATTTTACCAACACCATCATGCTGAACCCAATGTTCAACTTCTTGACAAGATTTTTTATAGTAAGTACTAACTGTCCATTGTGCCATGTTATTCTTCCTCGTGTAGTTTATCGTTAATGTTCTCGGCAATACTCAATGCCCACTCATAGTTGTTATCCCATGCTTCATCATATTCAGGTGTATGATCATCAGCATCAATGAAACCTTCAATCGCATAAGCAAAACGTGTGGCAAAGTTTTCTTCATTGATATGAGTACTACCTTCATCCCACACATCTTCCATGGTCATGATTTCACGTATCATATCAACATCGCTGCTGCCATCAATGCATTCTTCAATTTCTTCGTCTGTTAGGTCTGTTGGTGTTCTTGACATATTAATATTTGCTTTCTCTAGTATGTTTACGATAATCTACGCCCATTCGTAACATAGATTCGCCCTTGCCCTCAAGTATATCACAGATTCTATCAACTGTGCTATCATTACGGTCACTTATCTTTCCCATGTTCTTATGAGGCTCTTGTAGTAGCCGACGCAACTTACCAATAGCATTATCAATAGACCAAGGAACATACAAACGGTCAGGATCGTTAGCGAAAGTTTCAGGGAAACTGCGATAAGCAGGATATAGAACATTACATCCGAGAGCATCAGCCTCACTGACGGTGTTTGATACCCAGTCCTGTAACGCACAGTTAAATACAACCCGACTATCATTAACAATGTTGTAGTATTCATTCTTTTCTAGATCCTCATAGATTTTCAACAACCCGCGTGATTGCATGTCACGAGTGCGTTGCATATAACTTTCGCTATTTGATTTGAGTTTACCACCACTACATACACAGAATTCAACATCATTGTATGGTTTTTCTCTGTGCCATTGTTCAATGAGATCCATATAGAAATCAGGTTGTTTTTCCTGATCCCAACGTGCTGAAAACACTACACGATACTTGCGTTCATTGAATGGCTTGATACTTGCTACACGACTTTGCACTTCATTCTTACCAAATGCTAACCCACTGATATTGTAGATTGGTGCCTTCCAACCTGCAATCTTCATATGCATTACCATTTCTTCATTAGTTGCTAGTACACCATCTACGAACGAATCAACCATCTTTTCATAGTGTCCCATAAAGTCAGCCATACCCCACACATGAACAAAATCATCAGGATCAATGGACTGAGCAAGACAACGAACATAAACCCGAGGCTTGTGTGCTGCGGGAATTTGTTTAAGAATGTAGGTGAGACTTTCAATGCCCGGTTGAAACATATCTTCAAAATAGATAACATCTTCATTGTT